CGTTACGAGAGTGCTCAAGCTCTGTCCACCCTTCTGGTGAAGGTAGGTACGCTTTCCTTGCTTGATGGCTTCCTCTGCATTGGTCGGAATACCCTGGTCACGGATCTTACGGGTCGCTTCATCATCAGCATCGTCCTGATCTGCTGCAATTTCTGCGTTCTGACGAATTTCCTTTGCCTTGTCTAAATCTCCATTCTTCTCTGCCGCGCTAGCTTGTTCCATAGCCTTATTGTAGCGTTCGTCTCTTTCCTTTTCCAGCTTAGGATCTTGCTGAGGGAAGAACTTCTGCCAGATACGGCTGATCATGTCGAACAGTGGCTGAAGCTTCTGACGTACCCACTGAACTCCTTCGATGATCTTCTTAACCAAAGGAACCAGCAATGCACCTACAGCCATTACCAATAGACCAACAAATGACTCACTATGGATGTCTTTGATGCCCTTTTGAATGGATTCGAGCTTCTTCATAATTACATTCTGTTTGTTCTCGTTCTTCTTCTTTGCATCCTTCTCATCAGACTTTTCCTTGTCATCCTTTTCTTGATTGACAATTTCGTCTTGTTTGATAGGAGTGCGCTGTGCGATCACACCAACACTGGTTTTATCATCGCCACGAGAAGCTTTGAATAGTTCATCGATGTGTTTGTTCAAAGCACTAGACTTGTTATCTACAGGAGAAGCTGCTTCGGCCATCGCAGGAGTGCTGCTCACTGCAGTAGGCTCAGATGATGGTGCCTTTTCGAGGATAGGAATTCCCAGATCAGTCAAAGCGTTGGTGATTTCACCAATCTGCTTCTTATCCACAACACCTGATGGAAGATGAGATTCGATCTGCTCATTGGTCAAGTAGCCTTGCTTTTTACCCAATGCAACGAGTGCCTTCATTCCTTCTTGGCGCTTGTCGGCAAGGACTGATGTCTTTTCTCTCTTGATAGCCTGCTCAACTGCAGCCGGTGCATCTGCACTCTTTACACGTTCAGCGGTTGGCTTCAATGCGTGCTTGATCTGATCTTCTGTGGTAAGACCCTTAGGTGCAGTAGAGAGACGTTCTTTAATTTCTTTCATGTCGAAACCAAGAGCCTTCAATGCTGCAACAGCATCTGTAAGATCTTCCTTGGTTTCCTTTTGGATCTTGGCTTGCTTTCTTTCAGTGGTCACACGAGTAGCTGTGTTATTCTGAACAGCTTTGGTTAGCTTGGTAACCTGATCCTGAAGAGCCTTGATGGTTGCTTCTTGTTCAGAGTTCTCTTCTCGCTTTGCCTTGTTGCCATCGAAGTTTAATAGTGTCTGGGCAGCTTTCTCCTGGGCTGAGGCTGGAGTAAGAGCACGAGAGACTTTAGTGCCCAGATTCTGACCCAGAGTCTTACGGAGTAGACCTAGTTTTGCATTGCTCAAGAAGCTTCCGTTGCTTCCAGTGTTCAGAGTGTTCTGAGCCTGCTTCAACTGTTGTGCTTCAGTGCGAGCCTGAGAGAATGACTTGGAAGGATCTGTGGCCTTGATACGAAGAGCAAGCTCAGCCAAAGACACACCCGTTAGGGTGGCTGCACCCTGCTTGGTGGTAAAGTATGGCTGCGCCAGCTTTGAAGATCTTGACTTCTTGGCTGGTGGCAGCGGTGGATCGTTATCCTTTGGTGCCTGAGGCGTTGTCTGGTCTACCATTGTTATCTCTTAGATGTTCTACTCTCTGCTTGTTTCTGCCTGATCTTCTCGTTCTCTTCCTCAATCTTCTGTGTCAGCATCGTTAAATACACATCACGTTCCCACGGCATCATATTATCGAACATTTCTGGGTTCAGCTTGTGCTGATACATCAGAGTGAAATTGATTCTATAATAGTTCGATAACTCATCATCACCAAAGCTTAGACGAAAAAATCAGACAGTCCCTCCAACTTGAGGTTATGAACGTACCCACACTTGACACAGGTTTCCTTGAGTTCTGCCTTGACAGTCGGAGCACTCTCTACGTATGCCTTCATTTTGTTGTAGGCTACTTCTGGAACGCTTTCGAGGAACTTCTGCATCTCATCAGGAGAAGCTTCATCTGCCTTGTGAATTCCGTGCTGATCGAATACACTCTCAATACAGCCTGCGACAATTACGAATTCAGTTTGCACACTTGGCTTCTGAACGACTTGGTTCAAAAGCTCAAAGGTTGGATAGTGCATCAGGACACCGATGCTGTCCGTAATCATAATCTTGTTGCTGACGTTACCACCATCAGTTTGCTTCAATTCAAGAAGATTAACTTCTGAATCGATCATCATTCCACAGACGTTGCCTTCTACTTCGTTCTGACATTTGAACAGGAGCTTGAGTTTTTCACTCTCGCCGCGCGCACGAATGTTAATGAAGAGAAGAGTTAGATCGACTAGTGGAAGTCTGTCAACATTCACTTCTGGGGATATGAGACAATTACGGATGATAGTCTTAATGTTGTCAACGATATTGTTGACGTCATTAGCACTATGAGCCATCAGTAAGAGCTTCTTTTCCTTCACGTTAAATGGTCTGAATTGAATCTTTCCAATGGACAAGTCCACTGAATAGACTGGCTGTTCAATAATCGGAAGCATGATCTAACCTCATATTATAGTTTGAGTCTGAAAGACTGGTTGAGAAGACGTTCACCAGTTGTAATACCTGCGTTGAAGATACCGTTCAGAATAGGATTGTTAGGGATGTTATTGGTCTTGTTGTTGATCGGATTGGTTGCAATCGCATTGACTGAAACCTGACCACCGACAGCAGAACCAAAGTCTGTAGGTTGAACTGTCGCGTTGGTGGAATCACTGACCCACTTACGAAAGTTAAATGTAACTGAAAGTTTGTGTGGCGTATCGCTACTCCAGTCCAAAGACATAGGAGTGACAGATACAGGGATAGCATCGATCAGAGTAGCATTGTAAATCATGTTGCCTTGCTGATCGAACTGGTTGACTTGAATTACAGTCTCGTAAACCTGATTACCATTGTTATCGAGAGGATAGGTGACTAATCCACTCTCGGTAGGGATCATGACATCCAACCAACGGTCGAACAGACGCTTCTCCCAGAAGTCGCCAGTTGAGATGAAGGTGAACTGAGCCTGACCGTACTGGTTGTTGTGTGGCAAGCGCTTAATGAAACCGTAATGACGGTATTCGATTATGTTGATATCACGTCCTGGCAATTCTGCATTTTCACACAGAAGAGTTAGCTCTCGAATGTTAGTGCCCGTAGCGAACTGGACAACTTGAGGAACTACCATCAGGACATTGAATTTGTCTTGCTTAGATATTTCATTGTGAGCAGACAGACCAGCTCTGAACTCATCAATATTGAATGGTGAGTTTGTTGGATCTGGTGCGAAGCCCAATAGCGATCCGATGTTCACACGCAATGGGAACTGGGTCGGAAGAAGCTGTCTTACTGGTAGAATGCTATCGAATATGCCCATCTTAATTTACCATGGCTTGGCTGGACCTTTCCCGCCGCCCTTCTTAAATGATTGCAATGGAAGATTTACGACCATATCCCAGTTTCTTGGGTCTAGGTCCAAGAACGGAGATTTGACATGAGTATAAAGATAACGCTTGATACAAGGCTTCCAGCCTTCGAAACGAGAGACACCCTTTAATAGTTCATAGGTCAGGAGCAAGCTTGACTGTGTATTGAGTGTCTTATCGCTTCTCACTCTCAGCAATTGCTGAAACAGTGCCTTTCGCTGGACTGGTGGAAGGTAATGAAGGTTCAAACCCAGGAAGCCATCAGGATAGTACTCAATAGGGATAGTCATTGGAAACAGATCCCAGTGAGGCAATTGATCCTTCGTCTTCGCGTCGTAATAGTAACAGTACATTCTTCCAACAGAAGGTGCACTCACGACATATCCAATTGCCAGCTTTCTCAAACCTCCACGGTTAGACTGAAAGGCACGAATGATGTCGCGATAGAACCCAATCGAACGTTTCTGTTCGACAAGGGTAGGTAGTGGTATTCCGGGTGTGGTTTGCATGTTGTATTATTTATGGCGCTTCTTGGGGAATAGATCGTTCTCGGTGATGAATACATACTCCCATCCACGATCAGCGCAGAATGCCTCAGCGGCTCTCTTCTTGCACTGGATGGTCTCATACTCTAATAGTTCAACCATGAACTTACGGATGACCTTCTTCTTAGGGACTGGTTGTACGAGCTTCTTTGATGGCTTTACTTCGATTACACGAATCTTCTTGGAACCATCAGGCATCTGTAATACCAAGACGAAGTCTGGGAAGTATCTATGAATCATTCCATCTTTCGGGTGACGGTATGGAATGATCAACTCTTCACTGCTCCATTGAATCACACGAGGGTCTTCGTCCCACATCATCATACAGCGTCGTTCCCATAGAGAACGGAATATAATTCTGTTGCTGTCTCCGTGGTACTTGGCTGGGTTAACCGGTATAAATCGACCTTGGTATGCGGGCATAAATAAGGTTCGAACTCATCTTTTGTTCAAACATGGTATTTATCCGTGGCAGCTACCCTTCAGCAAGTTTCAGTTTCACCTCTTCCA